CACAATCATTGGCGTAAACAATGCCACAACAGTGAACACTACAATAAACAACGGCGGCAGTGGTGCTGGAAACATACTAACGGTGGGTTCAGTTACCAGCGGCACAATCACTCCAGGCATGGTATTGAGCGGCGGAACAACAGCTCAAGGCACAACAGTTTTGAATCAATTGACCAGTAGCAGTTCAGCAACAGCTACCACCAACATTTATGCAACTAATGGTGCTTTGATTTCGGGCGGTGCAATTGGTACAAATTCATTTGTTACTCAGTTAGGTTCTACAGTTAGCATTGCAGACGTTGGCAACATTGTATCAGGTATTGGTATTCCTACCGGAACATTTGTAACTAGCATCAATAATGCCAGTATTGTTTCATTGGCTCCAACAGCGGCCACAACAACAGCCACACAGTTAACCAGCCCAACGATAATTGACAACGCCGGCACAGTGCAATTCAACCAAGTGTTGAACAATGTGGCGTATGCCAGCCCAACCACTATCAGCTATCAAGCCACTCCAACGGCCCTTACAGTTGGCACAGGCGTGCAAATTATTGGAACAGATATTGCTATTTCAGCCACAATGACCATTGGCGGCGGCACAGTGTCCAATGGTCAAACATACTACGTGGGTAGTCCAGTAACAACAACCAGTGCAACATTGTACTCTAGCTATGCTAACGCAATTGCTGGTGGGTCAGGATCTACCATAACTTACAGCACCTTAACAGCCACTGGCACAGCAGGTCAATTCAGTATCTCTGCTCAATCAGCTGGTACATTTACAGTGGGTGCTACTATAACATTGACTGGCAATCCAGCAGGCGTGGGCGGAAGTATCAGCGGATTTATCAGCGGTACTAGTTACTTGATTTCAGCTACTAACGGCACTAGCACGTTAACATTGACCACTCTTGGCAATGCTCCTATCACAACCACGATAGGTACTATAACAGGATTGACAGTAAAATTGGGTGGTCCGTTGACAATTGCCAGCCAAATCACAGTAAACAGCGCATTGTATGGCACGTTGACAATTGCCAACACAAGCGGAGCTTTCAGCTTCAGTATTCCCCAAGGTTCCAGTTATGGTAGCACATTTTTCAATGTGGGCAATGTGATTATCATAACAGGTACTCCAAGCGATCCTTTGGCTATCACAGGATACAGTCCAGGCACAGCTTACAAGATCAGCGCAACCAACGGTTCCAGCTCATTCACATTGACCACATTGGCTGGTACCGCTATTACCACAGTGGCAGAAATTGTAACTGGATTAAGTTTCAATGTGATTACTACTACAGGTGCTCTATTCCAAACAGCAACTCCATTCACACCCACAGTGGGCCAAAGTATCACACTCAGTGGTGTAAACACCAACACTAGCACAAACGTGTTGACTGGAGTTGCAATTGCCAATAATACTGGTGTATTCTCATGCACCAGCAACACCATTTTCAACAACACAGCAGTGGTGGTTACAGGCACAAATACCAATTCAACTCCACAGAGCTTGACTGGTGTAAGCGTGACTGGCGTGGGAGGCACATTCAACGCCACAGCGGCCACATTGCAAACCGGCCAAACCATCACCATCAGCGGCAACGCAACAAATGCCCCAACAGCATTGTCAGGAGTCAGCGTTACATCCAGTTTGGGTACATTCACTTGCGCCAACACAGTGTTGTTGGCCAATCAGCAGGTTACTGTGAGTGGTACAATGACCAGTCCAAACACCTTGTTGGGATCGCAGATCACAAACAGCCTTGGCGTGTTTAACTTTGCCAGCACCTTGAGAAATGCAAACACAGTTCAGTTGGTTCCAAATCAAACAGTCACTATCACTGGTACAGCCACTGGTTTGGCTGTGAACAGTCCAGTTATAACTGGTACACAGGGTCAATTCAACGTTGGTACCACATTGGGCACCCCAAGCATGAGCAGTGCCAGTGGCGCTCTGGCTGGACAGGTAACACTGGGCACCAGTACAAGTGGTTTGTCAGTGGGACAACCAGTACAAGTGGTTGGTTCCAATGCAGGTATTGGTTTGACATTAACATTCAGCAGCATTGGCGGCTCACAGTTGGTTGTTACCTCAACTGGTACTACTTTAGCTACTGGTACAGCAGTAATATTCTCAACAGCTACTAGCGTGAGCGGTAACATTGCGGTGGGTGGTGTTTCTATCAGCTCAATCGTATCAGCTGGTGTGCCAGCAACGTATTATGTAGGTAGTCCAAGTACAACAACTAATCTTACATTATATGGTACATTAGCCAACGCACTTAGCAATACAAGCCCATTAAGTGTAACTGGTTCTACCGCTACTGGTCTAGTGTTCTACACATTGCCAGGTACATTTGTAAACAACATCGGTGTTACTATTACCAATGCCTTGTACTATTTGAGTGCTACTAACGGCACTAGTGCATTTACAATGACTGATTCTTACAGCAATGCATTTAACAATATTAGTGGTATCACTACAACCAGCGCGGGCCCCACACAGATTGGTCTGGGTACAGTAAGTTTTAGCAATGCCACTACCATTGCGTTCAGTACAACAACCAGCGTGGCCATTGCCAACGGTACTCCGTTCTATGTGGCTGCAACCACAAGTCCAAGCGCAACAATTGGCGGCGTATTGGTAGCAGTTGGACAAACATACTTTATTGGCAATGCTACAACAGGCACAGCACAGTTGTTTGCCAACTACAACAACGCAATCAACAACGTTAATCCGCTGGCCATAAGCAATGCAACATTTGGATCCAGCACCAGCTTCTTGGCTGGCCAGATCTTTATTGCTGGTACCAACCTGTTGATTGGTCAGGCAGTTACAATCAGCGGTTCATTTGGTGCATCCACAACAATAAGCGGTACAACAACATTCAGTAACACATCTGGTGGTTTGACACTGGGTACTCCTACTACCGCAGGTGCTTTACAGCCAGGACAATTGATAAATGTAAGCGGTACTCAAGCACCAAGCGGTACAATTACTGGTTACGCTAATCCAACAACTTATTTGATCACAGCTACCAACGGTTCAAGCACACTTACTTTGGCCAACCCAACTGGTTATGTGTTACCAACTGTAACCAGTACAGGTGCAACTTCTATTGCTTCAGCAGCTTACGGTACTCTAGCAACTACTAGTACAGCGGGAGCGTTCAGTATTTCAACTCCGCAAACAGCTGGTACATTCTATCCAGGCGCTGTGATAACACTGTCAGGCACATTGAGTTCTAGTGTTACAATCAGCGGAACAATCAGTATAGCTGTGACCAACACACTAGGTTTCAGTAACTTTGCAACATTCACACTGGGCACTGGAACAACACTGACCGTTGGACAAGCTGTAACAATCAGCGGCACATTCAGTCAAGGCAGTATCACTGGCTATAACAGTACTGGTACAACCTATTACATCATCAGCACCAACGGTACCACAACATTCAGTCTCAGTGCCACCCAGGGCGGTAATCCTGTGGTCGCTTCGGGATCAGGTGCCATAACTGGTTTGACTTTGACAACAACACCACTGATTAACTATTACAGTGGTAAAACATACATTGTTAACGCCACCAATACCACAAGCACATTCACGCTAGTGGACGGTGTAACTGGACAGGCGCTGGTAACTTACAACAGCCAAACTGTTAGTGGGTTGACAATGAGTGTTCAAGTGCCAACATACACCAGCAACAACATTCAGTTTACTGGATCAGCTGGTACTGGTACTGGTATTGCATTGGCCAGCGTGGCCTATGCTAGTGCTACAACAATCAGCTTTACAGCCACATTTGCTCCAATTCCAGCAGGTACTCCTGTAACTGTTTATGGTGCCAACACCACATTCTATATTGGTGCGGCGCAGGCATTCAATACTCAATTGTACTATTTGGGCAACACCACAACAACCACAGCCAGCTTGTATGCCTCGGCATTCAACGCAATCAACAACATAAGTGCGTTAAGTATCAGCAACACCAGCACCAGTGGCTTAACATTCGTGGTTAACCAGTTTGTGGTACCAGGTACCAGTATAGCAATTACAGGCGCTAGCATAACTGGCAGCTTGTCAATTGGTGGTGTAACTGGTAACGCACTTGCTGGTCAGACTTATTATTTAGGGTTGGTAACACCATACACAGCACAGTTGTTCAGCAATTATCAAAATGCCATCAACGCCACAAGTCCTTTGACCATAACTGGTTCAACTACTACGGGCGCCACATTCACAACCAATGCTGCAAGTGCAATTGCCACTGTGGCACAGATTGTGACTGGATTGACATTTGCTGTTACCCCGCAAATCAACGGTTACAGTAATCCAACAACTTATTATGTGATGACCACCAACGGCGGCACAACCATGCAGTTGACCAACAGTTTGAACAATGCGTTGGCCAGCAATCCCATGCTGATTACTGGCACGGGCGTGACAAGTGGCACAACATCGACGGCAGCGGCCAGCACCATAGCAGGATACACTTCGGGTTCAACCTACTACATTGTGAACACAAACGGCAGCACCTCAGCCACATTGAGCGCAACTCCAAGCATTGTGTTGACTGGTGTGGGTTATGGATCAGCCAGCACTATTACCTTCCAATCAACTGGATACACTCTCAGCGCAGGTATGCAATTGGCGTTGTCAGGCGTTGTGATTGGAACATTGCAGATTGGCGGCGTTCAGATAGCAACCAATCAAACATACTATATTGGTGCACCATTTACATCAACCAGCGCAACATTGTATGCTAACCAAGCCAACGCTTTAGCAAGTGCAAGTCCATTGACAATTACCAACGGCACAGTGGTAGGTGGTGTATTCACTCTGGGAGGAGCTCCAGTTGTAACCACATTAGGCAATGCCTACACTGGTTTGACATACACTCTAAACAGCATTGCCAACTATACTGGTGTTACACAAACCTACTACATTGGACAAACCAACGGCTACAACACATTTACACTCAGCGCACAGCCCAATGGAGCTGGAGCTCTTATTACCGCTCAAGGCACACCAACTGGATTGACATTCAACGCTGTTCCTCAGTATATCAGTGGATACAGTAGTCCTACCACTTACTATATAACTACTACCAATACCACAACAACATTCACATTGTCGTTGGCACCGGGCGGCGTTCCAATTCAAACAGTTATTGGCACACCAACTGGATTAACTTACAGTATTAGTGCTCCAAGTTTATTGGGCTATACAAGTGGTTCAACATACTACATTACCAGTACCAACGGAACCAACGGTTTCACTCTAAGCAGTGCTCCTTTAGGCACTCCGTTGTCCACTACAGCCGGTATACCAACTGGATTGACTTTCACAGTGCAGATTCCAAGCATTACGCCCACATATTCAAATCCAACCACTTATTATGTGACCAGCACCAACGGAAGCAATCTAGCACAATTGAGTTTGAGCAATCCAAGCGTAAGCACCATACTGGGACAAACATTGAGTACGGTGGCATACAACACTTCCACACAAATTCAGTTTGCCACTACTGGCACACCTTTGGCAGCTGGAACATTAATAACTATTACTGGTACAGCAATTACGGGCATCATGACCATAGGCGGTGTGCAGATTGCAGCAAGTCAGACTTACTATTTGGGCAACGTGACCACAACCACAGCCAGTTTGTTTACAACATACTCTGCCGCTGTGGCTAATATTGGCGCATTAACCATTAGCAATGGTTCAACAACTGGTGCAACATTTACAGCGAGTCAAGGTATTGTGACTCAGGGTAGTGCAACAACTATCAGTTTCCCTAGCACTGGCTCATCATTACAAAACGGCACCATTGTAACCATAAGCGGCAACAATATCACTGGCACAATGACCATAGGTGGTGTGGCATTGATAACCGGACAAACCTATTATATGGGCAACGTGACCACAACCACAGCCAGTTTGTTTGCAACATTTGTTGGTGCAGTAGCCAATACAGGCGCCTTGGCCATCAGCAATGGCACAACAGCAGGCGCTCAATTCACTACAACCGGTGGAGCTCCGATCAGCACAGTGCCTGGTACGCTTACTGGCACCACGATGACAGCCTATACAGCTACACTGACTTATGCCACACAGCCTATTGCACCATTCCCAACTGGCAGCGCCATCCAAATTACTGGATTCAGTGGTCAGCCAGGATTCAACGGCAACTGGGTAGTGCAAGCAAGCACTCAAAACTCAGTGACCTATGCAATTTATACACCAACTGCACTGACAGGTACTGTAATGGGCACCATTACAGGCGCCAGCAACTTGTACATGACAGTGTCTCTAAGCAATAGTCTAACCGCACAGGCCACAGGAACATACACATTCTCCGATGGTGGTGCAGCTGGTAGCAACAGTTTTGGTATAACCACAGCTGCCGGCGTAACAATTGGACAGATTATTACAGGAACAGGAATTCCAACAGGCACAACAATTACTGGTTTAAACAACATGGTTGATTTAAATGGCACTGGAACTAATGTTGGTGTGACTCTAAGCAACAATTTAACAACTCAGGCAACAGGCACTTACAGCGTCTACAACGTAGGCGGGGCAGGCACATATACCGTTTCAGGATCAACTCAACTGGTAACTAACACAGCAATGGCAGCGCAGAGCTTTACAGTGACGCCAAGCCAAACTGTGGCAGGTACTACTATTGATGGTACAACGGCAAGTATAAATGGCGGAAATACCATATTTACGCCCACAAACAATTCAGCAAGCGTGGCTATTACTAATCCAATCCAGGTTTTATTGATAAAAAATGGAGTGAGATTAACAGGATGGCTAAATAAGAGTAGACCAATGTGGAATACGATTACAAAGTATGGTGACTATACAGTTAATAGTTCCGGACAGATTGTTTTCACAAGCCCACCGCAAGTTGGAGATATAGTAGCATCTACCGTGTTAGTTGGTAATAGTACAAACCCATTAGTGGCTAACTATCCATTTAACGCAGTTGATGTGGTTACCGGAACTTAAAAAGACCAAAATTTGGAGAACTAAAAAATGGCAAGAAAAATATTAAATGATACCACGTATACATTTAACCCTACTACAAGAACTGTAACGATTCCTCGTTACATCGCCAGAGAGAAACTGGTTTTGATCACTAACGTTACCAGTAACGTTGTAATCTATAACTTTTCGGATTCTACTCTGACAGCAACCAGCTTTACAGCCCTGGGTGGTCAAACACAACCATACAGTCAGCTAGGCGGCGATGCTGGTTTGACTACAATCATTCTTAACTACAATACATCAAGCATGAATGCAACTGACAAGTTGCAGATTTTGATTGATGAGTACGAAGAAAAGTTTTTCCCAGCTGAAGTATTGCTTGACCCAGCAGATAAAATGCGTGTGTCAACACCACAGTCATTGATTGATACTGACTTTGAGTACAGCTTACAAACCACCAAGTGGGAATTCTTCCAACAACAAAACTTTGTGGCTTCAGTTTACACTCGTCCTAGCGATACACCACTTGCACCAATTTACGGTGGAGCTGGTTTCAGTATTGTTAGCCCAACAATTACCACCAACGGTTCAACAGGAACAATTAGTGGTTTGAGCATGCCAGCCGCAGCTCCAGTTGGAACTTATGTTTACATCATTGAATCAACATCAACCACAGCATTTGCAGCGGTACGTTACCCAATTGCAACTAGCGGTAACACAACCAATACATTGGTATTTTCAACCAGTGCAACAGCCAGCACATACACACCTCAGTTGGTGGTAGTCGGTGGCGTACCAGGCACAGCCAACAACCCAGCCTATGCAGTGTTCAGTGTGTCCAACAACATCACACTAAGCGGTTCAAACTTGACAGCTGGTTCACCAATTTTGGTGCAAGAAGCAGTTGATGAAGCTCACACTGACGGTACATTCTTGGCTACCTATGTTAACCAAGCAGACGGTGCTATCGGTTATTTGACAAAAGGTAACTTCTTCAATCAGTCAATCAACAGCAAAGCAACCACAGTTATCTATCAAGGTGCTTTCTACGCAACTGGTTATGGTATCGCAAGTCAGGTTCCAGTGCAAGCGGTCAGCGCATCAGCAACTGCAGCAGGTAGTGCTATCACTGTAACAACATTCGGTCCGCACAACTTGGTGCCAGGCGCTCCAATCTTTGTTGGTAACACAACACAGGTCAATGCCAATATTCCAACTTATGTTGCAGCTGTTCCGCAGCCCAATCAGTTCACATATTACAATTTGAACGCATTATCTGCAAGCGGTTCGATCATTCAAACCACTCCAGGCTATTTGTTCAGTTCAACATTGACACCTCCAAACTTGCCAACTTATGTGATTGTTCGTCCAGAAGGATTCCAGTTACACAGAAGCGGTGACGGTGGTATTAGTATTACTCCAGGCAACAACGTTGTTGGTGCTCAAAGTATGCGTCAAACACGTCGTTATTTCCGTTACCAAGCTGGTAAGGGCATTCAGTTCTCAACAGCAGTTACTTTCAAACCAAACTATGATATCACAAGATTGAGTGTTAACGGTAGTATTTTGACCATTGAAACTGATCAAGATCACGGTTTACAACCAGGTGCTATCATTAACTTGCGTAACATTTTGAGTATTGCTTCAAGCGACAACGCAATTTACAACAACACATTCTCAGTTTTACCAACAGTACAGTCAGCGGCCAAAGTGTTTGCAGTACAGTTGAGCGGTACTCCAGTTGACTCAAACCCAGGTGGTGCATTGGCCACTGTTGAAGTTGCTGACGCCAAAGGCTATGCTACTCGCGTGGGCTTGATGGATGATATGAACGGTTTCTTCTGGGAATTTGATGGTACATTCTTGAATTCTGTTCGTCGTAACGGTACAACAGTTCTACGTGGTTACATCAACGTATTGACTGGTTCTGCTTACATTGTTGGTACTGGTTCAACTTACACAAAACAAGTTAGCCCTGGCGATAAAGTTATTATCCGTGGTGTTCCATACGAAGTGGCACAAGTTGTAAGCGATAACGTTATTTGTATCGCTCCAGTTTACCGTGCAGCTACACCAGCTACCACTTCAGGTACAGCAGGTTTACCATTTGCCTTTATTAACAGTGCAAGCTCAACCACGCAAACTGTTCAGCTGAGCCAGCAAACAACTGCATCATATATTCAGTTGACAGGCCAAGCTGGTACTGGTTCAGGCGTAACTGGTACTGGTATTACTGGTGTATACGTGATGCAGGCAACATTGCCAGCAACTGGTACTCCTAACATTTCAGGTACAAGCGGCACTACAACATTGTTGTTGTCCACTAGCACCAACGTGTTCCCAGGTATGTTGATTGGTAGTGCTAGCGGTGTTCCAGCCAACACATACGTGTCCCAGAGTTATGTGCCAACATCACTCACATGCCCAATCACCAATCCAATCACAGCCACATTGAGTGCTCAAGCAGCAGCCACATACTATATGCCTGCAGCTGGTATGACCATTACTGGTACTGGTATTCCAGCCAATACACAGGTCAACTCAACCGCAGCTCCAATCGGTACTGGTAGTCTTACAATCAGCGTCTACTTTAATCAAGCATTGACAGCTAACACAACAGCAAGCACATACACATTTGGTGGTATCGCTGGTACAGCCAACCCAACAAACGTTATTGCTGTGCCAAACACTTATGGCATTTTCCCAGGACAGGTAATTACTGGTACTGGTATTCCAGGTAACTGTTTGGTGTCAGGTTTGATTGCTAACGGTTCAGGCGTAATTTTGAATCAGCCAATTACTAGCACAGTGTCAAACGGTACTACACTGACATTCTTGGCGCAGAACAGCTTGTACTACTTGAACCAAACAACCAGTGCTGCTACCACAAGTGGTAACATTTTGACACTGTCATCAGTAGTTGGTATCAACGTTGGCTCACAGATCACTGGTTCAGCAAACATTCCATTAGGAAGTTTTGTAACTGGTATCAACACAGCAACAAGCCAAATCACTTTCTACAGTCCATATCCATTCGCATCCACACAAGGTGTAACTGGTACTGTGGCAAGTAACACTGTGCTTGGTTTTGGTTCACGCATTTTTGTGTATCAAAGCACTCAAAGCGCATTGAACGGTGTATTCCCAATTATCAGTGCTCCAGGTGTTACACACCCAGCAACTGTTACATTCCAGACCAGCACAGCCGCAACTGTTACAAGTACTTCAAGTACTCCAGTTAGCTTGTATGGTTACACCAAAGTGTTCGCAGAAGATCAGTCAGTCAAGAAATACTATGTGCGTGAAATCCGTAGCCCAGTATACTTGTTCAACTTGGATCGTATGGACGGCACAGGACCAACCGGTTACAATCAAGACTTGACCAAGATCCAGATGATTTACATGGACTACACATGGTACGGTGCAGGATTTATCCGTTGGGGTATTCGTGCTACTCAAGGCGATATCATTTATTGCCACAAAGTACAACACGGTAACAGAGAGTATCAGGCCTATCAACGTTCAGGAAATCTTCCAGGTCGTTTTGAAGCTATCAACTTTGGCGCACGTCAACAGATCACAGCTCAGATCGCATCCACTGGTTACAGCCAAGGTGCTTCACCAACTCCAGGCACTATCAACGTGTATGATGCAAGTCGTTACTTTATCCCAGGCGGCGGTTCAGCCAACGGTGAGCGTAACAACGGTGAAGTGTTTATTGAAGGCGAAGTGTTTTACTACACAGGTATCAGTTCAACAACAGGTACTGCCCCATGGGGTACTAACACAGGTGGTGTAACTAGCTTGGCAACAGTTGGTACTGTAACAGTATCTAGCGGTAGCTTGGTAAGTGTCACATTAACATCAGGTGGCGCTGGTTACACAGCTGCTCCTCCAGTAACAATTGGTGGTGGCGGTGGTGCTGGTGCAGTTGCTAAGGCCATTCTAAACCCAATCACTGGTAGTATCACAGCTATTCAAGTGACCAGCGGTGGTAGTGGTTACACAAGTGCTCCAAACGTTTACATTGGTGCTAACCAATTGACAGGTTGCTTCCGTGAGTCAACTGTAGTTGCTCTAGGTAACTTGGCAGGTACACCAACAGTGACAGCTCTTTCAACAGCTATCACAAACGTTACAAACAGCAATTACTACTTTGTTGGTATGGTTCTTCCTCCACTAGCAGCATTTGGTTATGTACCAGCCAAGATTACTGGTATCGGTAGTAACACACTGTATGTTAACCAGATTTGCTTGACAGGTCAGAGCGGTGCGCTACCAAGTGTAACACCAATCAACCGTGGCACTCCAACTGCCAGCGTACACTATCCATACAACAACACTGGTAACCCAGTTGCTAACGCATGGAATACTACACAGCAGATGACTCCAAGTATCCAACACTGGGGTGTATCAGCAATCATGGACGGACGTTTTGACGCAGATAAATCATATGTGTTCACAACTCCAAAACAGACTGCTAGTACACTACAAGCTAACCAAACAGCACCGTTGATTTCACTACGTGTATCACCAAGTGCTTCAAACGGTTTTGCTCGTAACTTCGGTATTCGTGATATTATCATGCGCATGCAGGCCAACTTGTATCAGATGGACGTTTACAACGCAGGTTCATTCTTGGTAACTGTTAAGTACAACTGTAACAGCCCAGTGTTTACTCCAGCGTTATGGACAGCCAACACAGTTGGTTCAGGTTCATTGAGCCAAGTTATCTATCACAACCCAACTGACATTGTAACCGGCGGTGACATTGTTATTGCGTTCTACGCTAACAGTTCAGGTGGTACATTCTTTACAGCATCAAGTGCAGACTTGCAAGTTGTTAAGGACTTGGGTAACTCAGTGTTTGGCGGTGACGGTGTATATCCAGACGGTCCGGACGTTGTTACAATTTTTGCTACTAACTTGAGTGCTGCTAACAGTCAGCCAATCTTTAGTCGTATTAGTTGGACAGAAGCCCAAGCGTAATACTACGCTACAACAAGAAAAGCACCGCAGGGTGCTTTTTTTGTGGCTCTACTGTATGTGATTGCATGAAATTTCAGTCAACAAAAAACCCGCCTTAGCGGGTTTGTTGTTATATATGATATATTAGGTATACATTGCAAACACATCATTGGCATGTCCACCTGGAGCACTTGCCAAGTTACCTTGAACGTTGCTGGTAGTTAATACAGCAAATTCAACTTTTCTAGTTGTACCGTTAACAACGCTTAGTGTGTTAGCACCAGTGCTGCTATTTGAGGCTGCTAAATTTTGGAAAGTAACAGTAAATGCTGAACCACCAATATTTTTAATGTACACAATTACACGACGACCTAGCGGGAAGCTGTCCTTGTAAGGAGTAGCACCTAAGCCTTGTGCGCCACTTGTAGCTGTAGTAAAGTCAAAGTAGATGCTAGACGCAGCAGTAATGGTTATAAACACCACGTTATTACCAGTTTGGCCGAAATCTATCCAATATTGGTTGTTATACTGCGTTGGCATATTTGATACGATTGCTTTTTCACCAGGATTGGCCAATACAGGAACAATTATACCGCCTGAACCTGCTGTGTTTGTACCCACGTTGGTAAGAGTTATGATTGGAACGTTTAGATATCCGCTGCCTTGATCTTCCACGTTAAAACCAGTAATAGCACCGCCTGATACAGTAACAGTAGCGTATGGTAAACGTCCGCCTGGCATGTCTGGTTTGCTGAATGTCACAATGGGTGCAGTTGTGTAGTTGGTGCCTTGAGCAACAATAACTCCACTGCTGATACAGCCCATTTGTACCAAAGAACCCTGCGTTAATATGCCAGTGTAGCCCAATGCCGCATAGGCCTGCGCATTTGTACCCACGAACAACAGTACCGCAGTACCACTTACAATGTAGCCAGTAGTTGCTGTAGGCTGTGTAGAATTCATTGTGCCACCAGAATACACATAATAGAAGAACAGCAAAGACGCTGAGGTACCAGTGCCTGTGGTGCTTTGAATGGCTTTGACATATTGTCCAGTAGCCACAACCAAACTGGCTGTGTACAACTGAGCTACCACTGGGCTTGGATCTTGGAAAGCAACCACTGGAGGACTCAAATATCCAGTGCCAGGATTGCTGATAGCAAGCTGTTGAATACCTTGACTACTAATAACACCCACTGTGGTTTGAGAACCACTGGTTGTGTTGGCATAAGTTACCTGTGTTGTGGTGCAGCCGGTAACCACATAAGTGCCTTGATAACCCAATGGCACAATGCTGTTCACAGTGATTACTTGGCCCACATAGAATGGAGGATAAGTTTGACTGGAATATGTAAGTGTGGCCACCGAACCAGTGCCGCTGGCTGCTGTGGTTTGCAAATTGACACCAATCATTTGTGGATTCACAGCCGCTGTTGCACCACCAGTCAACACTGGAGTTGAAATTTGCACGTTGGGCAAAGTGGTTCCTGCATATTGTGCTGTGCTGATAAATCCAGTGGATGTTGAGCCTGATCCCAATGTGGGAGACACTGTAATGGTGCTTGTGGTAACACCACTCACGCTGTAGGTGCCGTTATAACCACCGCTATTGCCTGCAATGGTAACCTGCTGACTCAGCTGGAATGGCACAAAAAATGTGTTTAGTGTCAAACCGGTGATTAAACCATATTGTGTTGTCAGTGTTAAACCAGTTATTGTGCCCGCTGTTGTTGTGATAGGCAAACCGCTTTGGTACAGAGTAAATGAGCTGGTACTGTTGGTAGCCACAATGGTGTAGATGTTACCGCTGGTATAGTTACCAATACTGCCTGCACCTGCTTGTGTTCCAGTGATAGTTATGGTCATACCCACTTGGAATGTGCCAGCAGCCTGTGGTGTACTGATACTAAATGCGCCCCCTGTTGACGCTGTAAGTGTACCGTATTGACCGGTAGCCAAGGCCACTCCAGGCGCACTGGTGGTGGTCAAACTGCCGCCTGTGGTGGATACCAGGGTCAAGTTAATACCAGTTGATACTGGAGCATTGCTATTAGTAGCTGTAATAATATAGTTTGTACTGCTGGTGTATCCGTTTATCGGATTCAGCGTGATAGTTGGGGCTGCACTAGTAAAGTTACCAGTGCTGGCATTGGCTGCCAGTATTGTACCGCCTGAAGTGGCGGCCAAACTGAACTGACTTGATCCGTTAGTTGCTGCAATAAAGAATGTGGTTGGACCTGAACCATACGCACTTGTTGTAGTTCCTGAAGCGTTTAGTACACCAGAACTTAGTGCGCTTGTTAATGTAATAGCTTGTCCCACTGTAAGCAAGTTGGTACCGTATGGTGTGTTTAGAGTAAACACATTGCCATAGTTGACAGTTACACCGGTAACATTGCCCGAACTTGCTGTTGAGCCCACAGCACCGCCGCCCACTGTCGAGCTTATTGTGAACTGATTGGTACCATTGGTAGCAATAATGAAATACACGTTACCAGTAGTATAGCCAGTGATACTACCTGAGCTGAATGTACCAGTTATTTTAATTTGTTGTCCAACAAACAGTGCCGTTGTGGCATTGTTGGTCAAAGTAATAACACTGCTAGCGTTGATACTGAAATCACCACCTGCTGCCAAAGCCGCAATTGGTGCCAAACTGGCTGTTAGTGAAGTACCGTTAACGATAGTTGGAGTACTGATAGTGCCTGAGACGTTAACTAGTTGTCCCACACTAAATGTGTTTTGTGGCAAACCAGTAGTTGTCAATGAAATACCACCGCTGTTGTTGGTCACACTCAACTGGTTGTAACCGTTGATAATCAGTGTTAAACCAGTTACTGCCTGCGCAACTGTGACAATTGGTGTGTAACCTGGATTTTGCAGGGTAAATGTGCTGGTACCGTTGGTAGCTGAAATAACATAAGTGTTACCTGTCTGATAACCAACAATAGTGGAAACGTTTTGTGTACCAGTAATTGTTAGCAATTGCCCAACAACAAATGTACCAGCTGATTGTGCTGTACCAATGGTAAATGCACCGCTGGTGTTGTTGGCTGTTAATGTACCATAAGCCGCAGCATTAAGTGTAGTTGTTGTGGCACTGAATGTGTTTTGTAATGTTTGAGTGGGATACGTGATAGTACCAGTTGTTCCCGATACGCTGGTATTGGTAATTGGCACAATCTGGCTGAAACCTGGATAGTAGCCGCCACCGCCTTGTGGGCTAATGATGTTGGTCACGCTGTAGCCATAAGGCAAATTGTATACTGCTCCGCCAACTGACACATTGTGCTGGGCTCCAATACCGCCCAAAGTCTGCAACGCTCCGCTATTGGATCCATAACTGGCAGTGTATTCGTCAACAATCACACTACCTTTGGTAGGGTGGCTGGTTGAACGAATGGTTAGGTTTGTGCCTGGTGCGTCACCGCCAACCAAGGGATAACCTGGGGTTAAAATATTGTTTATGCTTACGCCTAGAGCTGTTTGGTTAGCCATTGAAGATCTCCGCTTATTGTTATTATTTAGCCATTTTGGGCTTAAGGCATTTGTTGTCGCCAGTTCTCTTGTATATTTAATGCAAAGATGTTTAAATATAACATCAGCGGAGAGCTATATGACCAAAGAATTTGACGAATTTTCGAACGAAGAGTTTATTGAAATAACAGAACAAGGTCCAGACAAGGACTTTGAAGGCATGGAACAGCAAGCACCCAGCACAGCTTGGTCAGCAGAGTGGTGGGGGCCTGAAGAAAAAACTGAAGATCCTGAACTGCTAAAAACATATGGCATGCACATCAGCTACAACGAGGGCGAAGAACACACATGGTGGTATCCTGAAATCCGTGTTGCAGTTGAAACCCAAACAGTGAAAGAATTTGCCTATAGCAAGGGCTTTAGAGAGCTACCAAAAAACGACTTGGACGAACTGGAGGCATTTTTGTTTCACTATGTGCGATTCATGACATTTGATGTGGAAGTGCCTAATCAAGATGAAACTGCACCAGCAGTTTGGGAACCAGAGGGTATCACTGAAAATCTGGGAGATAACGATCTCGAGGTGTTCCAAAAAGAATACAAAGAAACTGGCGGCGATCTAAATATCGACGACGTCAAACGTCACACTCTACATTAAGTCTATTAGATCAAACACTGTTTGTAATTTTGTGCGAATGGTTTTGCTACTGAAACTGTTACGCAAGCCTTGATGCAAGGGTTTAGGGGCACGGTCTACCGTGGTCCAAGCCCATCCAATGTGTTCTGCACTTAACACTGGCACAAATTCGCTAGTGACCACGCACATGTAGGTGTGAAAGTTGAATACCTTGTCATTGCTGACAAAAGTTTCCAAGGGTAGAGTTTTGATTATTCTAGGTGTTTCGCCAATTTCTTCAAATATTTCACGCTGTAAACCCTGCCAAGGAGTTTCTCCATGCATGTTGGTTCCGCCCACCAAGCCCCATGTGCCTTCGTGTTTGCCGTGAGCTTTTTGCAACAACAAAAATCTGCCTGTGGCCCTGGCATAGAACAATGCACCACTACACACTATTTGATCTTTTACAGCACTACTCTCCATCGGCTGGCCTCATATTCACCTTCAAAGCTCTTCTTCCATTGGATACCATCCCACAGATACTGAACTCCAGTATATGTATTAGTTTGCCATATCATGGTGTCATGATCCTGGCCAGCATTGAAAATCACATTCCATTGTGTGCCAGTCCACTCTATGATGTCGTTGGCATGAGCGATTAGTTCTTGATTGCCAGTACCTTCCCATGCTTCTGCGCCATCTGCGCCATTAATGGTATTGCCTATGTCGTCCACCAATAAAAATCTCAGGCCTTGTATCAAGGGCTGATCCTCCAACTCTTTGCCAGTGGGGCGATAGGGATTGTATGATTGTGGATTTATAATGGCATCAAATGTGCCAGGGCTGCCAGCAGAACCTGATTGACCGTTTCTGTAGGCCGACGGACTGTAAGCTGGGTCTCTATGTTCCACATGGCCAGCACTGTCGATACCTATGTTTTTGATCAAGCTGTCTGCGTTCCAGTTCACTTGCAACATGGTTTCGTCTAGAGGATTGATGGCCACTGTGCCCACAATCTGTTTGCCGTTGGGCTGTGTGAGATACAGTTGGGTGCTGCCGGCTATGTATTTGTTGGGATATCTACTGAAAAGTGTTTGCCAAGACAGCGGCGTACCCTGTCTAACGGGCAATTCTATTGTGGGTTCTATGGGTGCCACGCTTTCGTGCGCTCCTAATAACAACACTTGATTGCCATGCACTTGTATTTTGTAACCAGTAATTGATATCAAATCTTGACTTACCGCTTGACTTATGGATAATGTTTGTCCAATTGGGTCTTGACCAAGTCCTGCAATGTAGGTGTCGCTCACAGCACTGCCATTGTTGATGCTGGCCACAATTCTAGTGATAACACCAAGACGTTTGACTTTGACTGGCGGATTGATCCATATGGGAGTTTGTAATGTCAATGTGGCAATGCTGATGGCCGTGTCTGTGCCGTTGGGCACCTGTCTACTGTCCCAGTTGATGTCATTGAGATTCAACACACTCAAACTGGTCCAATCAATGTAGTTGTCGCTGGTTTGCAATTCCAAGCTGGGATTGAACAACACCAGTATCTGTTCAAGAATTTGCAATTTTTGTTCAGTACTGCTGCTCCAAATATCCATTTTCATCTTGAGATCAAACGGTGTGGGCATGAGTCTTTCCACTGTGTAGTTTTTGCCTTGACTCTGCGTGTATACCAGTTGTCCGTATGTGGGACTACCAGGAGTATCGTCCATAACGGTGTCTCGCTCGCGTATGTTTACTTTGCTAACAAAGGTTTGATCTGCCAATCTATCTCTGTCTAGAGCCAGACTGGCTACATAGATGCTGATACGAGGCACACTGTTTACAATATTTTCACTGTTCTGTCTCAGAATGTTGGCCACTTGACGATCAGCATCACCGTACATGACCGGCACTTGATGCAGGCTGCCGTCGCCGTATTTGACCACAAAATCACTCATGGCTCTAATGGTTTGTAGTAGATATCGTCTTATCTGCCCGTCGTAAAAGAACTGCATTATAGATCCGCCTTGGGTTTTAGAGCCTTGCTAATAGCTTGGCGTTGCTCTTCTCTAGTGTTGTACAAACTCACGGAATATTGTCCATCATAAGGTATTGTTTGCTGTACTGAATTTATTATAGGCAATGTTACTCGTATGGCTTGATATGTGGCACCTGTTCTCCAGTTGCTGTAACTGTAACTGGTAATCAAACCTACATATTCCGCCTGGGCATAGTCCACTTGCACACTGTCGATTTTAAGCACAACAAAAGGCACTGTATGGAAGCTGGCATAATCTATGCTGGTGTCAATCACATGATCTCCTCTTGACAATGTGGCAAATGCACTCACCGCACTGTCAACATAAGTCCAGTTGGTGTTGTTGATAAATCCAGTTTTCAACGTGCCACGTGTGTCATTGTTGGTCATGCCCATGCGCACTGAATCTTCCACGGCCACCCATGCATTTTGACTGTTGCTAAAACGAAACAATCTGTTGGGCAAGAAATCAGAACGCAGAAAGTAATCGTTGTCTTGGGGATTGGATGGAAATTGTATACCAAAGCCAAAGTCGTAGCCGTTGACTGGGAATCCGTCACCCAACAAGTATCCTGTATAGCCAGTGCGTTTGGCAATGCCCGCAGAGCCACTGGCATTCAAATTGGCCGATGCATTGCTGGCATCGATATCAGTTTCGTCCACTGTTTGCAACAAAGGCGTACCGTATTTGGGATCCACAGCAAGAGTGTAGAACTGACGAGTTTCGTAACCGCTTTTGGGTGCATCAGCTTCTGCTTGAGCAATCAACTGTTGATTGATAGAAATTTCTTTGTTGAATGTGCTGAGCAAATCTTTCAAGGTGGTTCCGTCAGCCACCGGATCTCCGTTGGCATCCTTGGCAGTCTGGTCAAAAATGCCGGCAAATTGTTGGCTATCAGTGACTCGTTTGAGTTTGAGTCTATACAGATGAGGATACCAAGTTACACTAAATCCTTCACTGGCACGGCCCACATCTTCTATCACATAGTATCGCGGTAATGAAAAATCTTTGTCGTTGAGGGCAAAATCATCACGCAGATGTGGCAACTCCAGCACATCACCACTGATGGGTTTGCGACCTATATATTTGATAAAATCGTTGATATGCACAGTCATGTACAGGGTATCGTTGTCAATAAACAGGCCAAATTGACTTAGATTGAAGTCAATGTTTTGCACATTGTACATGCCGCGAATTCTATATATTTCAGGGTCATATGTACGATCGCGGTTTTCCAAAAACAACAGATCTTGTATGTTGGTCACTGACGTGGTGGAATAAAGCGGCTGATCAGCTTTGGCATTTTCTGCCAAGGTATTGACTCCGAGGTATTTGTGTAGGTACACATCAGTGCCCCCAACTTGGAACATCTCGCTGGCCTGTCGATCTATGAATTTATAGTCGAGGCCTTTTTCTGGTTTGAATAAGGATAAACGCGGCATATGATATTTATCGATAGCTAAATATGATAGAGGAACTAAATTATGGAAGATCGAGCTCCAACAACAGAATCCAACAGCACCATAGAGCGCAACAAAGTGTTTGACTATGTTAAACTCATGCTGGGCGATGGCATGATTGAAGTAGAACTTGACCCAGCACACTACGAAGAAGCCCTAAATCGTGCGCTTAATCGCTATCGTCAGCGTTGCCCCAACAGCGTGGAAGAAAGCTATTTGTTCCTAGAACTGCTACAGGATCAAAATGAATACAGATTACCTGATGAAGTTATCACAGTGCGTGAAGTGTTTCGTAGAGCTATTGGCTCAAGAAGTGGTATTGGTGCGGGCGGTACTTTATTTGAACCGTTT